TGCAGTCGTGCCAGTGTCTTCGTAGAATGATACGTCTCCTTGAGCTGAAATATTTAGTCTAGGAATTGCAGTATTTGATGTAGAACCAGAAGTCCCAAAAGTTAAATCCGTTAGTGTTCCTGCGGATGAAGTTGTGGTTGCTTTAATATTTACTTTTGCACCAGTGCCGTTGGATGACCCGTCATTAGCATAAAATTGAATCTCACCAATAGTATTGCCTGATGTCATAGCGGTTGTGCTATTTTCTAACTTTAATATAGCCCCATCTGATGTAACAAAATCGCCATCACCATCAACCACCAAACCATCCGCAGTCACTGTGCCTGTAACGTCAACGCCTGTGCTTGTTGTTACTAGTTTCTTACTACCTGAGTAGTTTAATTCAACATCTGTGGTGCTGATATCAATCTGCTTTGTTCCACCTGCTGAGAAACCGTAGTTATCTGAGCCAATGCGGAACATGCCGTTGTTCTGGTCTTGTTCAAATGTAATGGCTGGGCTTGTGACTGAGCCATCGTTAAATTTACCTGCACCTGCTTTATCTTTAACATCGGCATAATCTGCGATAAGGTCGGTAACATCACTCGCTAAGTCAGCAACTAGGGATTGAGTTGGTACAATCTTATAATCTTGTCCTGATTGCGTAGAGCCTAGATACGCATCGGCTAATACCAATACTGTTGCACTTGTGATTGATGCAATCTCGTATAGTTTATCGTCAGGTGCTAAAAACGCTTCGCCAACTTGCGCTCCACTAATAAAGTCAGTTCCTGAACCTGTAACGGTTGTGCTACCATTGGTTACTGATACCGTACCTACGTCATACCAAGCCATAATTATTCCTCGTTAAAATCTTCTAGACGAGGATAAATGACCTCATCAATACTGTTAATTGTATCATATTTAGACGGCAAATCACGCAACGCCTTTCTATACTTTTTATACTGCTCTTTCTGTGTATCTGTTAATGGTACGTCTGGAATCTGTGTCCAATCTGTTTCAGATAAAAGCATATTTCTGTTTAGGCGTAACTCATCAATAAATATAGAGTTATCCACATCTTTATCTACAACCTGACCATCGACAATGATATGTTTAGAATCGTCTGCAATACCCTCAATTACATACTGACCAGACTTGGCTTGCATTTGCATATTGGCTTTGTTGCAAATTCCAGTTTTAGCTATAGTGCCACCTTCATCGTATACTATAAAATTAATCATTATTTTTTAGTTTCCATTGCTTGTAAATATCTACCTGAAATGAGTGTAGATGATGATGAGTTACTAAATACTTCCACTGTATATTTAACCGATCCAGCACTAGGCGTGTCTCTAAGGATAACAGTTTCATTGGCACTGTTATTTGTTACTGCTGAATAGGTCTGAGTTCTAATAGTTGTGCCATCTCTTTTTATTATGACTGTGCCTGAACTAAAGTTACCACTGCTTACAGATATTCTAGCTGTAGCAATTACCTGAACAGGTGCGCCAGTTGCTTGTATTGTTAAATCTTGCACTTCTTTAGTGCCGTTAGCTAGATTACTTATGCCCCCTGATGTGTAAGCATCCGATGCTTCTATAACTGCGTTATCTTTTATCTGAGCAGTATCAACGCCCTCATTAGATATTACTAACTGACCACTGGCGTTAGTATCTAACGTAACTCCATCAATGCTAAGTCGGTCTGTGCTTATTGTTCCTGCTGTAATCTTGTCTGCTGATATACTTGTAATGTCTGCATTTTCAATTGATACATCAGTAATCTTAGCCCATCCAATATTTGCTATTTTAGCATCAAGAGTACCAGACTCGATACGGTCAGCACTAATAAACCCAGCCGTAATCTTATCAGCGTTTAGGTCATTTATCTTGGCGTTAGTAATCTGAGCATCACCAATTTTAGCTGTTGTAATAGCTAGGTTTTTAATCTTCTCAGTGGTTACTGCGCTACTTTGGATAGTGTCAGTTCCTACTGATAGATTTTGAATATAAGCATCTTCAATGTATACTCCAGCTGGTATAGTTGTGGTCTCTCCATTCTTAGTCACCAAGGTATCAGTAGTATATACTGCAAATGGTATTGACGTAATGTCATCCCAGTCACTAGGGTTAGTCGATGGCGCTTTGTTTGAGTTTACTGTCTTGGCTTCGTATGTTCTCCCAAAGTAAATAACTAAGTCACCTATCTGATAAGTTACAGTGTTATCCCAAATAGCCCCATCAACATCACCAGTAAGATAGAACTTATCAGCCGAAACTGCAAAACCACTGACTACCTCGTCATTTATTAGCTCGCTAATCAGCCCGAACCCTGCTACAGATCCGTTATTGTTAATGCTTATAGCGTACTGACCTTTAATTCCGTCAATAGTCTCAGCTTGCTCTGTTAGTGTTGTAGTTGCTGTTACTATCTGGGCATCTTGAGCGCTATTCCATACAGTGTCACTATAGACGTACAACTTATTACCATCATTGGTGTCTATCCATAAATCACCATCGCTAGCGGTTGATGGCTCGTCATCTTGATAGAAACTAACTATCTTACCGTCAGCAGTGGATTGCGCGTTACTTGCATCGTCTAGGGCTTGCTGAATACCAGCATCACGAACCTCGACCCATTGGTCTACGTTTTCATCCTCGACCACAACTGTAGTAAATCTGTATAGCTTGTTATCGTCATTAGTATCTACCCATAAATCGCCCAGCTCGCCTGTTGGCTCTGCATCTTGGAAAAAGGTAGTTATCTTACCATCAGCAGTATCTTGAGCTGTGTTAGCTTTCTGTATGGCTTCACTAATGCCTATATCACGAACATTAACCCATGTAGTGCCGTTATGACGATAAAGAGTGTTGTTATCATTGGTGTCTATCCACAAGTCACCTAGTGTGCCAGTGGTGGGTGCATCGTTCTGGTAGAATGATACTATCTTACCATCGGCTGTATCTTGCGCTGTGCTGGCTTGTGATAACGCTTCTTGTATGTCAGTGTCTCTAACCTCTACCCATGCAGAGCCATCCCATCTATACAACTTGTTTTTATCGTTTGTATCTATCCATAGGTCACCAGTGCCATCAGCAGTAGGGGCTGTATCTTGATAGAATGTAGTCACTTTGCCATCTGCTGTGTCTTGTGCCGTAGTAGCTAGACCTATTGCATTAGCAACATCATCAGAGTTTTGAGTAACAGTTGTGTCTAGCTCTGATACTTTTCTAGCTATTGCGCTATCACTATCAGCACTAACAAAGTTTATATCTGTAATGCTTGAGCTGTTACCGCCTACAGTTGCTGTTAGTGAGTCTATTCTAGATGATAATGCACTATCCTCAGTAGCTCTGGTTTGGCTCTCTGAGATTAGCTGTGCTTTATTCTCGTCTATTAATGAGCCTAGCTCCGTTCTAGCTGTGGCTGTTGCTTCTCTTTGGTCGTTAACATCAGCAAATATTTGACGTCTAGCAAAGGCTAAATCAGTATTATATTTTTCTCTGTTCTTATACTGCCCTATTACATCCTTTAGGTTTTGAATGGCTGTCTTGTCTAGTGCTTGAGTATTTCTTCGAGTGTCTACTACTGTCTGTGTGATACTGGGCGCATCAAGGGCATTAATATCTATTCGTGCCTGTGATACTTCCTCGGATAAGTCGTCAAATTCGCTCTGGTCTACTTTTAGAGTGATATTAGACTGTGCTGAGTTAATATCTAGCTCGGCTTGAGATAATCTTAAATCTAAACCATTAAATTGAGTGGTGTCAGCCTTTAATAATATCTCACCCTCTAGAGCATCAATATCTATTTCTGCTTGATTGACTTGTAGCTCTAGCGCGTTTAAAGATGCAAGGTCTGCACTATCCAAGACCGCACTGGCTATAGCGTTATTTACATAAGTAGTACTAGCCTTTAAATTGATACTTGCTTCTTGTGCCTCTAGTGTAATACCGACCTCATTCAAACTTGACGATGTTTCGGCTCTTAACGACTCAACGGCTTGAATTGATACAGTGCCGTTATCTGGGTCTACCGTTATCCCAGCATCCCTCATTAAGCCAGTAAACTCATTCTGTCTAGTCGCTAGAGTTAACATTCTTTCACTAACTAGGTCTAGCTTGTCATCTACTTGCTGTGACTCGTTAAGCACTTGATCCATTTGTGATTGTGGTGCTTTTAGGTCTATCTCTGCTAGCTTGTTTGAGAATGCAGTATCAACAAAATCTAAGGTGATTACATCATCAGAAAAATCATCAGATGTTAATCTAGTGGTTGTGCCAGTTCCAGCATAGACATAATCTGACGCGTTCCCAGTTCTATCGACCGCTTGCATCCAGTAATGCTTAGTAATAACACCTGTGTAGCCTGAGTCTATGTAGTTATCACTTCTAAGCTCTGCGATAACTATCGCTGTGCTTTCATCGTTTTGTGTATTGGATTTGATTCTTACCTTATCAAAGTCATCATCAGTCGGATTAGTCCATGATAATAGAATCTGGTGTAGCTCACCTGTAACGCTGAATCCTGATGGGTCTGCTGGTGCTTCTGTATCTCTTACTGTAGTTACGTTAGTTGATAGCCCTGTAGACTGTCTGCCAAACGTATTATATGCACTGATAGTAATGGTGTATTCAGTGTTCTCATCTACGTTATTAATGCGATAGGTTTGATCCTTAGTTACTATGCTTTGATCGCCATACTTCAATACAACATAATCAAAGTAGATATCACTAGGGTTAGTCCATGCAACATCAATATAAGTGGAATCAGTACCATCAGATAATATATTACTAACTGCTGTAGCTGTTAAGCCTGTAGGTGCTATGGCTGTTCCGTCGTATAGGGTAATGTCACTACCCACACTAAAATCTAACTTATCTGCTACTGTCCAATCATATAAGCTAGAACCTGTCTCTACGCATACTAGATTTACAATTAGTTGATCTGAATACTCAAACTCAAAATCAATAACCTCATATTCTGCATTAGATATGCCTAATCGCTCCGATGTAAAGCGTATAACATCACCAGCCCTAACTTTTAAGCCAGCTAGGTTAACTGGGATACTTAAAGACCGTTGCTGTCTTGACTTGTTAAGTGATAGTTTAGCTAGACGTTGCGCTCTGACGTTATTAGTAGTGCATGGTAACGGTAGGTCTAAATATAGTGGCTCACCATCTTCTACGCTGTAGGTGTCAGACTTAATGCTAGGGTAATCAGCAAATATATAATTTTCTTCTTCACTAAGGAATGTACCCTTAACTGCATTATAGACATTACGTCTACTTGTTTTAGTCTGTAGTGATACCTCGCCTACTAGCATTGACTCATCAATATCTAATACTGGTGAAGTGTAGTAGCCAGCATTTATGAATAACTCACCGCCAGTACATACCAATCTACCAAACATAGATGATAGCATTTTTTCTATGTTAGCTTTTACTGTGTCGCCTGAACTGATAAACCCACTTAATGCGTATCTGGTTTGGTCTACATCAGTATCAATAGTTACCATTTGATCACATACGTTAGCTGATGCGATAACCTGAGCTAAATTTACTGTGTCATCATTAAGACCATACTTAGGATCTTTTAAGTAGTCATAGATACATAATGCTGGGTTTTCTGACCATTCTGTAACGTCAGTTCTAGGATCGTATACTTGCTTACCACGAATAGTAGTAGTGATGCTAGGGATACCATTAGTATATACTTCTGGATCGTATTCTAAGCGTACATGAATATAAGCGGTATCATTGAGTATACAATTACTATTCCACTCACTAGATGCGTTAATTAGGTCTTGGTCTGCTGTGGTTTGTGTACCGTCATAGAAGTTAATTTGTGCATTCTGAACCCAGTCATCAACGTATGATCCATCTTCCCATATAACCTGATCATCAAAGTAGACTTTCTCGTAACCATCAATAGCGTGACCAGCTACGGCTATAACTAAGTGTAAGAATTTACTATCAGAACCGCTAGTAGTGAAATAGACAATAGTTCCACCAGTTCTAGTGCGACCATAGATTATAGGTCTTTCTGCTATTGGGTTTGATACGGATGTGGTTAAACCAGTGTCTTGACCAACTTCAAGTTTAGGCTGTAATGCTCTGCTGATCATTGATAAACCAGCACCAAGTACAAAAGCCTTGGTCGCCATAGCTAGGGTGAATTGAGCCAGCCCTACTGTTATAGCCTGACCACCAACCGCTGATAAACCAGCTACAACTGCTACCGCCATAATAAACCCCTATTTAAAACATTTAGAATAAACTCTCTCTATGAGATTATACCCTAAACGCTCAAGGATTTTGTCAAAACTTTGATGTACCTTAGTATTCACCATCATCAATGATACGCCCTCAGCTTCCATAGCTTCACTGGCAAACTTGATTAGCTTAACACCTGTTAACCCTCGTCTATGACCTTTGGCTAGAAAGATAACATCATTGTAAGCGAATAAGTGATCCTGATAGTGTAGTGACTTGTTAACGATAACCACGAAATAACCTATTAACTTACCGTCCTTACGAGCTGTAAAACACCGTAAAGCACCAGCACGATCTAAACGAGCATACTCTTTCCAGTCAGGGTTAAGTTTTATCTTCTCTTTATTGAGCGCTATCTCTTTATAATGGGCTTCTATTAGAGGTCTTATTTCTTTCTTGATGTTGGTGAAGTTTTCTAACTGATACATTATCTTAATCTCCTAGAACCCATCTCATCATCACCAGATGACCCTGCTGGGTTAACGCCTGTCTTACCCCATACAATCTCTTTATCTTGGATCTTAGTAACAAAACTAAAGCCCTCATCATCAGGGTAATCTATTTTCTGATCGTTATCTGTAAACCGTCTGACTCTAGCTCTATCTAATTGTATTAACTTATTCTCAACTGTGAGGTTAATACTAGATGAGTCACCAGCTTCGTTAATTGTCATGGTATCCATAAACCCAGTAAATATAACTACTGGGCTACTTACTACGTCATTGTTTTCATCCATTGCGCCTAACTTAGCTATTAACTTACGACCTTGATAGTCCTCGTCCTTAGCTAGTGTTAGTAATGAATTATTAAGCCCTGATAGACTAACTGACAAACCATCAGCGGTCATATCAACTGATTCACCTACAGTGCTGATAGCAAGCAAGTTACCAGCACCAATGTAGCTTTTACCACCGTAACTAAGCGAACCAACACCATTCCATAGGTTAACTTCACCACTGTCAAAGTCACACTCTACCAGTAATATAGGTCTTACTACTTCTGCGGTAGATACCGCTGTCATTTCGCTAGATAGGTTTCTCATTATAAGGCTTCAATAATTGGGAATGTAAAAGAGTGTATACCATCTACTGCAATATTAAAATTAATTTCATTGGTTGATAGTCTCCATGTCCCTTTAGGATATGTGAAGTCTACCGTAGATGAACTAGCTGTATTGCGTAATGGTGGCATAATCCCGTAGCTACTACCGTTTATGGAAGTAATGATATAAAGGTGATCACTAAACTCAAAGTAATCACCAACCACTGCACCACTAATACTAGCTGTAACCGTTGTATCACCGATAGAACCAGTGATATTACCAGCACCGATAGTGTTATGTAACGGATTACCCAGCTTGAATGTAGCACTCCCACCCCTTAGACCAGCAAGAAAGCCCTCAACCGCTTTAGCTTCGTTTCTAGTTAATGGTGGCAAAGTTACCTCTGCCATCCATACTACGCCCTGATGAACATACACTTGTTGATTGTATGTAAAGGGTGAACTAGATGCGCTTACTGCTGATCTAAGGCTCATGTTTATATTTTGTATACCGATATCTGGAAAGTCCATTATGCACCTACTAATGATTTACTAAATGAACCACCACGCATACGAGCGTCCATTACTGCTGATTTAGTTTGTTTTGCTATCTGTGGCATCATGTTCATGACCTCAGCTTTAACTGTCTGAGCTACACCAGTTGATAGGTTGATAGTTTGATTGATTACTACACCTGATCCACTATTTAAGTCACTGTTAGATACTACTGCGCCATTGGTTCTAGGTATGAATAACTCCTCGCCATTCTCACCTACTTTAACTGGTTGACCAGCACTAACAGAACCACCGTAGGCAACTGTTCCAGTCATACCGTCAAAGCCCTGATAGTTCATTGCTGAATTACCAGTACTTCCTGATGCGTAACCACCAGCAAAACCAGAAATAGCATTAAATAACGGCTGAGTAATGTAGTACTGAGCAAGCATTTTAATCAGACTATCAACTACACTTTTAGCCATATCTTTCATAGCATCACCAAAGTTTTTAGCACCTGTTACCGCATCAGTGAACCCTTGAGTAAATGAGTTCATAGCGCCTTTAGTGAATGACTTAAAGCTATCTTCTAAGGTAGGCATTGACTCTAACACGCTATCAATAGTCTGCTTAAACTGGCTGATGTTCTCTATAGCATCTTGTCTAGGTGCAAAGTCACCTAAATTAAAATCACCTATTTCACCTTTAGCATTCTGTAACGCTTCAACTATGCCTCGTAGATTGATCTGGAATGGCGCACTATAACCAGCATCGTCAGATACTTCCATTAACCCTATAGCTATCTCTCTTAGCTTATTAAGAAAATCAGCATCATCTAACTTAGGTAACTTAATATCAGTACCCTCTAGCTCCTTTCTAGCTTCTTTCATGAAAAATATCATTTGAGTAGCATCGGATGTGCCAAACTTCTCATAAGCTTTTATCAAATCGCCTACCGCTAAACGCTGTTTAAGTAGTGCCTTGTTCTGCTTCTCTTGGTCTGTGTATCCAAAAGTTAAAGTCTTATATAAAGTGTTTAGATTGCTAACGCCCTTAGCTATTCCATTTATAGCATCTTCAAAGAATGTAACACCCTTGATTAATGAGTCTATAAACCCAGTAGCTAGATAATCACCTAATGACTTAAACCCACCAGCAGTCTTACCAGCATCAACCAGTATAGCTCTAAGTGTATTGGAAACTTGTTCAATGGCTGGGGCTAAACTTGCTGTAAACTGTCTGAATAGACCACGAGCAATAGAGGTTAGCTTATAGATACTATCATTAGCTCTCTCAACACCGTCAGCCGACATTTGCTGTAATACTAAGCCTAAGTCCTCAGCCTCACTAAACATGTCACCTAATGCGCCTGAGCCATTATTAAGCATATTGATTAGACCAGCACCCTCACTATCGAATAACTTAAATGCTAGGCGTAGCTTATCACTCTGGCTAGATACATTAGCAAACGCATCAGATAGAACCATCATACGCTTATCTAGTGGTAGTCTTTGAATGTCTGTAGCGTTGATACCTAACTCACGTAATGCACCAACTGCTTCACCAGTACCTTTACTAGCTTCTGCTGTTCTACGTACAAAACGCTGTAACGCCATGTTCATAGTGTCAGTAGATACGCCTGATAGGTTGCTAGCGTGATGTAGTCTGGATAGTGCATCAGTAGTAGTACCAATCTTACTAGCTGTCTTAGCTAATTGGTCAGATGCGTTAAGTGATTGTTTGACTAGATACCCAAAACCAGTAGCACCAGCAACTAATACTAGGGCATTTCTCATATTGAGTACGGAAGAAGTAACCCCAGCCAAACCAGCTTTAACAGATTTAAAGGCTGTTTTTGTTTGGTCTAGGGCTTTGATTCTTAGTAGCATTGGTGTCATGTTCTGACTGCTCCTTTAATAACTTAAAATAGGCAAGCCAGCCATGATACTCTGTCATACTAATCTGCTCGACCTCATCTAAGGTCATGTGTAAGCGATCAGCCAGTGCATATAGATTCATCATGCGCTGACTGTTGATTAGTTTTTTTCAGCGTCCTCTACTGATACGATAGTAGCAAACATCTGTTCAGCGATGTTACTAATGATAGTGATTTCCTCACCCATTAGCTCTGCTCTATCTTCACCAGCGTTAAAGAGTTTCTCGCCTGACTCGCTCTGGGCTTTAAGAATAATCAGATCAACCATAGCAGATACTGTGGTGTTCTCTAAAAAGTTCTTGTGCTTTGCTTCCAATACTTTCAGGTCATTACACGTAATAGGGTAACAATAGAACGTAAACGGCTGACCCTCATCGTCTGCCCACTCATGGACATTGATTACACGAGCATCAACCTGTCTACGCTTTCTGAGCTGTTTGGCTAGGCTCATTAGTTAGTACCGATAGTAACGTCACCTGATACTGTGATGCTGAAAGTAGCTTCAACCATACCATCAAAGGTAGCGTTAAATTCACTTGAGTCCACAATGGAGCCTTTACCGATGTTTGAGTAAACTGGTGTACCAGTTCCTGTACCCTCTGGGTGGATCTCAAAATCTACAACTGCACCAGCAATTAAATCTTCTTGTGCTGAGTCAGATGAATCAAAGTAACACTCTAAAGATAGTGTATGTGATTTTAAACCAGCTTTATAAGTACGAGCTGTGTCACCCATTGCTGTATCTTCGATAGTGTCGGCATTGCCAGATAATGAGTATGAGCGAACCTCGCCCACGTTTGCGACTGAACCGCCAGTAGTACATACTTTAACGATACCGCTTGAACCAGTGATAGTAGCCATGATAATTCCTTACGAGTTTCCTCGATTATATGTGTAAATTGTTCTTACGTTAATTATAACACCACCGATAGGATCGAGCGACCCTTGATCGGTTTCAATGTCTGTTACTTGAGTATCAATCGCATAACCACCACGAGTACGGTCTACGTCTAATGTGTTTTCGATTAATTCTATAATTCTGTTTCTAGCGTTATCAATCTGTGCGCCTTTAACGTAACAGATTAAACGGTAGTTAATAACACCCTCACGCTTGGCATCATCACCAGCAATAGTGCTGTCTGTTCTGCTCTCTGAGTCAGTCTGTATGAGTACAGCTGGAAACTGTGCGTTAGATAGCCTCTCAAAGTCAAATGGCTCACGTGTGACCTTTTTAGGTCTGTTACTATCAGTGATAGCCTTTAACGTGCTAACTATGTTACTAGCTATTAATTCTCTAATCATTTTACGATCCTAAATAGCTTTCTGATTCGTTGCTTTTCTTTATCATTCAGATCAAAGAATGGTCTTATCTTGTCGTTAAAGAATGCTTTCTTATTCTGCTCACCACTTATAAAGTACAATTCAGCATAATCCGCTTTAACTCTATTCTGCATTGCACCTAACATAGCACCTGTCACGAATAAATCAGGTTTAGTGGGTAAGCCTTTCTCTTGTCTTTCTTTCTTGTAACTATCTGAATAAGCCTTAAATGAACCATCTACACCCTGACCACTCTTAGTGCGTTGTAGTATCATCTGTTTAGCTAATAACCCAGCTCTAACTAATGCTATGCGTAACTCTTTACTTATCTGTTTCTGATAAGATCCTAAGTTAACCTTACTCTGGGTTATTGATATTCTCATCGTACTAAGCGACC